AATGCTCAATATGAGATAGTCTCTCCCTATGCGATAGTCTCACAGCAAAGATACGGACGCAGAGAGCAGACCATCTCGCTCGATTATGTATACGACAGAGAGACAGCGATCCGGATTGGGATGGATTATCTCATACGCAGAGCTCTCCCCGAGAAAATCACGACCTACCGAGCGAGCTTCGAATGGGGATATTTAGATATAGGAGACATCATCTCCCTCTCAGACTCTGAGATCTCCCTCTCACGATATAGGGTTATGATAGTGGGAAAACGATATGATGGCGCATCATGGTTATATGATATACTCATACAGGAGAACCCTATATTACAGGAGAGATAATGAGGATTAGAGTATATCCCCGGGATGAAAGACCTCCGATATTACAGAGAGTCAGAGATCTCGGATATGTAACATTTGAAGATAAAGAGCACGATTTAAACCTCATAGGAGTCAGAGCTGCGGAGCGCAGACCCGGCAAATTTGACGATAAATTTCATGTCGTATATTTGGAGGGGGGATTGTGGATTCATGAGACGTATATATGCACAGTCGACCCCTCAAAAGAGCAACATCTCGACCCTACAAATCCAAAAGGTGTCGCCATCCTAAAGGCAGGCCAATATCGAGGATGTTGGAGATTAGATATGCACAGAGGCAAATATCTCGCCCTCTGTCAGAGAGAGGGAGTCGTCACAGTATACAGAGATAATACTGAGGATGGGACGTCAGATCACATTAGAGAGGAGTCGGGCATGTTTGGGATAAATATCCATCGAGCTCATGAGACAAAAATTGTCGACAGTACGAGATATTATTCCGCAGGATGCACAGCTATCCGACATCCTGCGGACTTTGCTCGTCTGATTGCTCTGTGCATAATGCAGACGAGACATGGATCCGGATATGATAAATTTAGTTATACCCTATTGGAGGACTAGAGATGGATCCGCAAACAGTGACGCAAATCTGGCTCGATCTGGCTACAAATGCCCCCTTTCTCGGCTTCCTTCTATATCAATATTGGGACCAAAGAAAAACCAATAAAGAACAACAACAAGAGATGAGGGAGATCCGACTCGAGGCTCGGGCTAATGAGGACGCAGTGAGAGAGAGATTTGAGAGAGTCGTCTCCGATCTCAATAAAGACAGAGATCAATTGATTGACGGATTCTCCTCTCGCATAGACTCCCTCGAGAAGGGACAGAAAAAACTATTTGCTATCCTCGAGCCTCTTAAAGAGCAGATACACGAGATGAGGCTAAAAGAGCAGATAAAAGAGAGCATAAAGGGAGAAGCCGCTATATAATTATCATGTTCTGAGGTCGTCTCAGGACCGATGAAAAGTTACGGCAGAGAGGGATTATAATCTCTCTCTCCTATTTTTTCTTAATTATTATGTTGACACTCTGAAAACAATAAGATAATATATAAGTATCAACAACAACCGGAGACTACATCATGACACTAAAGACAATCGAACAAAAAATGGTATCAATCCTCACAAAAGAACTCAACATCAAAGCAGACGATTTCTCAATCAGATTCTTAGACAATGATGCATCCTTTAACGTGACTCTGTACACAGAGGACAATCAAGATCAAGACATGCAAAATATGAGCAATCTCAAATCATACTTTTTGAATCTCGGCTCTCGTATAACTTACGACATAGATGTCTATATCTGCGATGAGGATGGATATATCGGGACATTCATGACAGTAAAGAAATAACAACCCTCTCCCTCTCAAGTCAATCTCCCCTCTCTCATGAGAGGGTTTTTTTGTTTTTGATATACCAATATTTGAGCCGCCACAGGAGCCTCGAGAATGCACTGGCTCGATTGAGTCTGTTATATATCCATCTCATGTCCTCACAATCCTTCTCGGCTCTGTGCGCTCCTATGAGAGACAATCCAAAAAAGGCTCGCAGAGTCGATAGAGAGTGAGATGGCAGGAAGGGCAGATGTTCCATCGATAGGACGACTGTGTCTATTTTTTTACGGCTCGCTAAATAGGGGACTCCGTTTTGATGACAGAATTCTCGCAGATACTCGACGTCGAATGACACGTTATGTCCCACAGGATGGGCATTCATCATAAATGAGGAGATCTTCTGAGCGACATATTTAGCCTCGGGCGCATCCTGCCACTCCTCAGGATTGTAGCCGTTAACTTTCAGAGCTCCGGGATCTGCATGGTGGATCCTCTGGGGTTTTATTTTGGTCGTATATCGGATCTCGATATTATCCTGACATCGGATCATCGAGATCTCGATGATCTCTCCTATCGCAGGATTGAGATGAGTCGTCTCTATATCTACAAATACCAATTTCATTTTATCTCCTTTTATTGATTGCATATCGTCAACAATTATATTATCATTTGGAGACATAATCAAAACACAGGAGATTACACTATGACAGATTATGTCCCTCAGGATGCCATCGGCTTTGCTCAATGGCTCAATAACATACTCGATAAATACAATCTAAGCGGGTCAGAATTTGCTCGTCAAATAGACGTCAATCGCTCGACCGTCTCTCTATATCGCTCAGGATCTCGTCTCCCTACCTGCGAGATTATCACTCAGATCGCTCAGTATCTCGTCTCACTCGGAGAGGATGGATTCCACTCCCTCGTCAGGGAGATCCTCTATAGTGTGCATGTCTCACAGATGCGCAAATCAGAGGAGGGCAAATGATAGATCCGAAACGATGTCCAGAGCTCGCAAAAATACTTAGTAATTATAGAGCTCAGGTCGGAGACAGATTCTCATATCCTGAGCTCGCTCGGCTCTGCGGAGTAAAACTCAGCACTGCAAAAAAATGGTTTTATGGATATATCCCCTCGTATCTCGTCTATTGGATAATCGCTCGCTATTTTGAGAGACATCTCGACATAAAAGCAGACCTCATAAAAGAGGAGATCGAGACCACAATCACAGCATGGAGACGAGATGGGTAACGTCTCACGACATATTATAGATGCCTCTGAGGACGTCGAGATCATCAATCTCGACTCTCAGGGGAGGGAGATTAACGGAGAGTTATATCTCGTCATAGCTGCGGATGTCGTCTCAAAAGACCGGGGAGTCTATCGCTGTCTCATATATCGCTCAAAATACTCGGGGAGAGATTGGAGCTCCTGCAATTGCTCAGGATTCTATTATACGTCTATGTGTAAACATCTTTATCATTTAGAGGAGAGAGAGCACAATCGCATCACACGAGAGTCCTATCGGAGATCAAAAAATGATACTAATGATTGAGCCTCGAGCCTGTCCCAGACCTCGAGTGACTCGGGGAGGGGGAGTGTATTATCCCAAAAAATATCAGGAGTGGGTTAGAGAGTGTGCGAGCCTCCTCTCTCAGATCTCTCTCCCTGAGGGACCTCTGCATATCGAGATTGTATTTGTATTCCATCGAGTCGGAAGGCTCCCTCGATACGGAGGGAGAGTGATACACGACAGGAGACCCGATCTCGATAACTGCGTAAAGAGTTTACTCGATGCGCTCCCTCTGAAAGACGACAAGGTGATCTCATCACTATATGCACGCAAATATTATGCGAGCTCAGAGGAGACTCCTCACATCGAGCTCAAAATACGACCACACAAACAATAAAAAAAGGGAGGGAGTGACACTCTCCCCCCCTAAAGCAACTTACAAACAATAAGGAGATGATAAAACATCATGTTTAATATAACATTATTACCCAAAATATACCAACCTGAGCGATTTGAGACACACAAATTATCATTTACTCAGGTCTATGATATTGTCACTCAGGCAAGGCCTTTATTACCCAAAATACAACAAGTTTGTTGGAGCCCTTGCATATTTAAAAAGGGGACCAAAAAGGGGAATGAAAACGCAATTGAGATCTCTCTGATGGTTCTCGATATAGATGATTACTATCGATTTGATGAGGTACACGACATCCTCAGATTTTTGAAATTGTCGTTTTTTATACACACATCCTACTCTCACGACGAGAAAGTAAAAGATAAATTTAGAGTCGTGTTTCCTATGAGAGATCCTGTCCCTGCGGAGCTGTGGCGTTTTTATTTTGATGGGATGATGGACTGGTTTAGAGAACATGTCACCATCCCGATCGTCTCTAAATATGGAACTCTGCAAGGGAAAGATCTGAAATGGCTTAAGCTCGATACCTCAGTAAATGACCCCGGGCGAGCATACTATACGATGACACACAAGCCGCTCTCTCGTCGAGTATTGTACGAGTCAGGAGAGATAGTCGATTGGGAGATGTACGCAGATCGAGCCCGCTACGCATACGAGGCTAAACTCGACGAGAAGCGCAGACTCGCAGAGGAGGAGAGGGAGCGCAGAGAGGCACATCTCAAAAATCTCGAGGGACGCAGAGTCTCCCACTCTGACAGACGCAAATATTATTATCATATGCTCAGTACACAGATGAGCTGGCGACAGAGACTCGCAGATAGACTCGGATGTGAGATCCGGATGTCCTCAGGGGGAGATCGAGCTCAGGGATTCTCCTGCCCCTCCTGTCAGAGGACGGATTGTAGTTATTTTTATATTGACCCCATCCGTAATAGCCATCTCGCTCGATGTGGACATCTCAAGTCCTGCGGATGGTCGGCATCTGTCGGATACCTCGCAGAGATAAACAATTTTATATAGGAGACGACATGATACACGACATGAGATTTTGGCTCGCAGAGATTGAGAGCCACAGAAGCTCGGCAGCAAAACACGATCCGACAAAAATATACAGACAAATGATGAGGACCATCCATCTCAATCGGATGGCCGGGGGAATTTGTGAGGAGTGCGACAAAAATATACAGGTCGACATCCTGAGAGACTATCTGAGCACAGAGGATATATATTCTCAGATCTCACTCGAGGGATTATTTGACGTCTTACAGAGGGTTATCGAATACCGACAGATGCTCCTCAATTGTACGATCCATCGAGAGTGGTCTCATCTCTGCGACTGTCAGGACTCAGAGAGATCTCCTGAGCCTCTCAAATCTGACGACATACCATTTTAAGGAGACGACATGACTAGACCAAACATTACAGAGATACACAGCACAGACGGACGGATTCAGGCTCTCCTCAATCTCGGGTTCGAGCTCAGAGTCAGACGCACAGATAACGGAGACTATATCAAACCCTCCCTGTTTAATATTGTCCAATTACTCCGCAATCATCCCCTCCTCAGAGGGAGACTCACTCAGGATGGCTTCTCAAACATCATATTTTGGAGAGACGAGAATGATAAGGAGGTCAGATTCTCCGATAAATCTCATGTCCCTGAGCTTCGATTTTTATGTGAGGATAGATGGGGAGTATCATTTAAAAAAGAGGAGGTCTTGTCAGCTGTGCAGATCGTCTCGTCGGAAAATATTATCAATCCTCTGCACGACCATCTCGACTCCCTGAGGGGACTCTGGCATCCTGAGCGAGACAAACCTGAGGCATACAAACTATTACACTATCTCGGATCTCCTGACTCTGCTAAGAAGGGAGAGCCGGGCTATATGGCTCGAGTCTACTCTCACAGATGGCTCCTGTCAGTTATCGCTCGAGCTTATGCGACTCTCGACAATCTCGTAAAAGCGGATCCCTGCCTCCTATTGTACGGACATCAGAGGATAGGTAAATCACGAGCCCTCGAGACTATCTGTTTTTATGATGCGCTCGGACGTCGGTATTTTGGAGACAATGAGCTGGATATGTCGGATTATCCTGATGCTGTAATGCAGATCAGAGGAAAATTGATCTATGAATTACAAGAGATGGCAGGGAGACCAAAGGACGCAAAGATCGAGAAGAGATTTTTATCTATCCAAAAAGACGATTGTCGGTTTGTATATGGGAAATTTAATGAGGAGGTCCCGAGAAGGACTGTATTCGCATACACGACCAATAAAAAAAACGTCCTGACAGATGCCTCAGGGAACTCTCGTCTATGGTGTGTCGATCTCGGCAGTAAAAAAATAGACATCCCCCGGCTCAGGGATAGGATGCCTTATATATGGTCAGAGATCCTCTATAGATATGATGAGTATATGAGAGATCCCAAAAATCCCAAAAAAGCGCACCTCGGCCAATGGTGGCTCACGAATGAGGAGGAGATTGAGCATATAGGGGAGAGCTCGGCATTTGAGCAAACCCATCCTATGACAGAGAGGGTTGAGGAGATTATCGCAGAGACAGAAGATCTCCCCATCTCAGTCGCTCAGATCCTGAGACAATTGAGAGAGGAGCTCTCCCCCTTCCTCGAGTCAGGAGTCCGAGCGAATAGTCAGATAATCTCCGATATACTACAACGCAATCGATACGAGTATGACAGACGGAGACCTCCTGAGGGAGGAGACAGAGTCCGAGGATGGTGGCCTCCCTCATAGGAATCTCCCTCCCCTCAGAGCAAATAATTAACGTGGCCACGAATTCGTGGCCTTTTCTATATTTATTATATTTACACTTTTTAATAAAAAATATATAAAATATCTATAGTTTGTGGCCACAATTCTAAATAATGCCGAGTATATCGGCACTTTCGGCGATTTTCATTTGTGGCCACGAAAAACCCGCAATTCTGCGAAAATGCCGATTATATGGGGATTTTGACGTGGCCATCAATCGTGGCCACAATCTGGGCTTGACCACAAATAATTATTATTTTGTTGACAGTACGATAACAAATAGATAATAATGTTTACATCTCATGAAACATTTTGGCCATGAGACCACAAATAAATCTAAATTTGGCCATCAATCGTGGCCATCAATCAGGAGACTAGAAAATGACATTTTACGTCGTAATTCAGAAAGGCATCTGTATATTCGGAGCCGGTATCACAAAAGAGGAAGCCCTCGATCAGGCTTGCGAGTGGACAGATACAAAGATCACAGATCTCGTGTATTCCGAGTCCTACAATAGCGCAGACGAGGACTCTTTTGTCCTCATCGAATGTACAGAGAGACTATATAGCGAGATCTGCCTAAAGGGCTCGGTCTTATACACAGTCGACAACAATATCGCAGACATAGACATAGACTAAACACAGGAGACTACAATCATGTATTACATACGAGTCACATACTATTTTTTCAACAATACTCTAAACGCCCCCGAGGATGGTCCTCTCCTCTCAGACGGCACAAAAAAAACATTTCTGACAAAAGATGAAGCTCTGAGATACCTATCTGACGAGGGTATTACACGACAGCTCACAGCCAATAAATTCACCACATCCGGCATCTATTATTTACGACATGGCGAGTATGAAGCCCCTGACTATCAAATCCGCAAATGTCGCAAATCTCACAACCAATAACCCAGACATAGGAGACTACAATCATGTCACACATCATCATCATTACATACACAAGCGGAGTGCAATCTGCTTTCTTCAAATCCGATCCTCAGCTCCTCTCCCTGCTCATCTCAGATCACGACTATATAGAGGAGATTACCGAGATCCCTTTTACTGGCTCCGTACAATCAGACGACGAGCGACAGATCAGAGACCTCATACGCAAGATCGGAAAAGTCGCCACACGAGACCTCGTCAATCGTATCTGTGAGGACAAATCATGACACTCGTCGAGATAGGTCAGATCGCTAAGCCGATCATCTTCTGCACTATGACTATCCTCTCTCTCTTCTCCCTTTTTATTCTTGCTCATCTCGAGCGACTTGATTAAAATATATCTGTGAAGAATGAAGCTATGATGCCCTCAGGATTAAACCCCTGAGGGATTTTTTTATTGGGGGGAGAGATGGATGTCTCTAAATTTGCCGACAATCTCATGATACTCACAGAGGGGATGAGACGGATCCCGATAGGACATGAGATGGACAAAAGGCTCGCACTTATCGAGGCTTATATGGAGGTCCTGTCAGAGATACTCCCTGAGGAGTCAGAGGACGACTCAGAGGACTCAGAGGACTCAGAGGACTAATAGTCTTTCTTCTTCTCCTTCTTCTCCTTCTCCCTCTCAATCTCACGTATCATCATAGAGACCCATCTCCGAGCCCCTGAGCCTCCCCACAGAGCCCAAGCAATCGATGCCTTAGACGTCCGATCCTTTCGAGCATCCTTTTCCCCCGGGGACTCAGCATGTCGAGCGAACCATGCTCTCATCAATCTCATCTGAGCCTCGTCCACAGCTCCGCTCGCTAATCTGCGAGCCGTCCGCATCCCTGTCCCCGGCACTTTATCTTTACCCTCCTGTTTATATGCAGCACGTCTCGACATAGGGAGAGAGAGATTGTAGTCGATAGCCTGACGAGCTATTCGTTGTATATCAGAAGGCACTTTATATTTAGGCATCCTATCTCCGTAATTTTTTGTAGCAATATCATTATGAGTGTGTAATATATCCTATATGAGGACAATATAACATGGCAAAAAAACGAGCGAGGACTATCTCAGAGGACAGAGCTATCTCTCAGACGGTCGACAGACTGAGGATGGAGGGATTAGAGGAGACTCGAGCCGTCGCTGCAGCATTTAGGATGTATCGAGATGGAGAGCTCGACAGATTGATCTCTCGACAGGAGGAGATCCCTCAAAAATCTGAGCAAGAAGTCCAGATTGAGAGAGACATGATACGAGAGATGGGCGAGCGGATCCGCAGAGAGAGACGCAAACGCAGATTATTACAGGCTGCGCTCGCAGGATTAATATCACAGGTCACTAAATAGACCTATGTGTCATGGTAGGACCCCCCCCTACTGCGCACAC